GTTAAATCTGAATCAGTAGAAAATGCCATTACCATTTCACCTTAGCTGACCACCAAGCTGCGGACATCTTGCCCTTCTTGATGTTCTTCTTGTGCCTTGCGTACCATGCCCTGCGTGTATCTTTAGCCTTCTGGCTCTCACCCTTCTTAGGTGGGTAAGTCTTAGCCCCTTGTGCGCCGAATCTGATTAGTTTCTCTTTGCCACCGTCACAAGCCTTCACCATGTGGGACTTGGTTGGGTGATTAGGAGTCCTAACTGGAGTGTTGCATTTGAGCTTCTTAGCCATGAGAGAAAGCCACCCCGAAGGGTGGCATCCTTTAGGTCAATTAAAGACCTGCGTCAAAGTACATCTCAACGCCGTAGTCGTCATCCAACTCGCCTACACCGTAGACAGCAGTTGCATTCAACTCAAACGCGCGATTAGATGCGTCACGCTGTGGCTCAATCTCGAAGTCACGCTTCATAGCTACTGCGATTGCCTCTGGAGCGAAGATCGCGCCCTTAGCATCACCTGAGCCATCAACAGTTACGTTAGCTGATTCGAAGATATCGATACCTGCGATAGTACCTACATAGCCGTTACGCATAGCTTCGTTCTGAAGATCACCGCCGTTAGGATTAGCGAAGGTGTTAGTCAGGTTAGCTTTCAAAGCGTAAGTCTGATATGGGTGGAATACACCAACCAAACGACCTGGTGCTTTGTTAGCACGAAGGGTAGCAGCAGCTTGGAACAAGTAAGCAGCAGTCAACTCAGTAGTAGTAGCACCCAAAGAAGTTGAGAAGCCATCGAACAATGCGATGATGTCTTTATCCATCTTGGTAGCGATTGCGTTACCCAATACAGTACCTAGCTCATCAGCAGGGTTACCAGCACCCATTGCAGCCATGTCAGTCAACAATACCTGTGCGCCAACCTCACCAACTGCGATAGACACAGATGAAGTTGAAACAGTAGTAGATGACATATCAGTGCCTTCAGTTAAGTCACCGGCAGCGATTGCAGGGTACTTAGGAACTTGTACGGTAGTACCAGCCTGAGCTTCAATGTTGTAGATGGTTACGAGGTTACGCATCAAGCTCTGCTCCTCAGCAGTAAAACGAGCTTGTGCGACAATATTGACGAATAGATCGTCTAAAGTACTTGAAGTAGTTGCAGCCATTGGTTTCTCCTATCAGTTGCAAACAATAATTTAATTACCGCTTGCCCTTCATTGCGGCAAACGCTTCTCGACCACCGGCATTCCAGTTTTCGAGCATATCTGCCACAGATGAAGGCTTCTGTGTCGAGCCACCTGCTGCACCTTTAGAACCCGTACCACTTGGCGTAGCACGAACAAAATGAGGATTTGCAGTAAGGAAATCACCAACAAGCGTATCTACTTGCATCGGAGTTCCGTCATCAGTATAGCGAGGCGCTCCTGAATCATCAAGAACCTCAACCACACCGTCATCGGATAGTTTAACTTTATTCTTTAATAACGCAACTACCTGATCTGGCGAAACAGCATTGTTACGACTAGCAGCTTGTAATAAAGCACCGTCAACAAGTGTTTCATGTAACTTGGCGTTAAGGGCATTGATCTGTTGGTCTTTCTTCTCAGCGAGTTGCTGAAGTACCTTCTCAAACTCACCCTTTTCTTTTTGTCGTTCAATCTCTGCGGCTTGCTTCTCCTCTAAGAGTCGCTTTGCCTCATCAATATCGACACCTTCTAGTTTCTTTTCATATTTCTTACGCTCACGCATTAAACGCTGCTCAATGAGTCGCTCAACGTCTGACTGTGAGAATGTCTTTTCAGCTTCAACCTCTACTGGAGTTTCGACTGTTTCTTCTACCGTGTTTTCCATGTTTTCGCTCATGTATGCGTACCTCTAACGAGTTTTGGGTTTGGATGGCTTCCATCCGGTCTTACGAAGTGTGCCGTAAAAATAGGCATCACAACGTTCTTGAGAATATCCGCGCTTACGGCAGACTTTCTTTAATTCTTTCTCTAGCTTCTTAGGCATTTAGCACCTCATCATCGAATACAGGTCGCCAATGATGACGGCAGTTATATCCACCGCGAACGATAAAAGGATCACCAGGTGCTTTACCTGTCCATGAGGA